GAGATCTCAGAGGGGCGATATGCTACTGTAATTGCTAAGTTTCTAAAACTAAAAAGGGCAGGATCTAGACAAGCAACTGTGACTAAACCCGGAACACAGGCAAGAAATTTTACAGATATAAGAGATATTGTTAACGGACTTTCTATCGTAGGTCAAAAAGGACTAGGAGACGGCTTCGGGATCGGTGCTAAAGAGAGCTATACAATCTTAGATCTCTGCGACATGATGAAGCTAAAACCAAGAATGACTAAGTTTGTAAAAGGCAATAGATTATCCGCACCTGTTCTTACTAAAAAGACAGAGGATCTTGGTTGGAAACAACAACATAAATTAATAGATTATATTAACTGGGAACTGTTTGCAGAAAAGGACTAAAAGGGCATAAAGGGAACTGGTCAAACAGGTACGACTGGAACTGGTCCTACTGGTACAACTGGCAAAAAGGGAACTGGCCCAACTGGACCAACTGGAACTGGCCCAACTGGTCCAACAGGTACAACTGGTTTTTTAGTTAAATCTATCCATATAATCTTCCCACGAATCATCTTCCTCAGGCACTTCAAACTTTTCAAAGTTAAAAGTATTTAGATTATATTTGAATTTAGCTTCTCCTATTTTTCCATACAGATCTTGCTCTCTAATTTTTCTAGTAAAAACAGATGTAGATTTCTCGTCAAAGTTTCTATGAACTGTTAGAACTGCGTCAGCTTGGTTATGCCAATGAGCTGCACCAGAAATATCGTAAGCCGTAGGTGGCAGATAAGATCCATCTTGATTTTTTGGCAACTTAGTTGGGTGTGCTACGATCCATGCAATAACTTCGTAGATCCTAGCAAATCTTTTACAGAGAGAAATAAAATCTCTTATATGTTCGTCCTCTCTTTGGTTGCCAGATCTTACTGCAGAAACTTCGTTGTAAGGATCTATTATTAATCCCTTAACTCCGTATTTATAAACAGCACTTTTTGCAATCTTCAAGATAAGATCTATAGAAGGAACAGCATCTCTAGTTTCTATAAAAAAGAAATGCTTGTGAATAAAGTCAAGGGCAGTATTCAATTCCGCAGGTGTCATGCGATCTGCAAAACCATCATCAAAAGATTTCTTAGAATACATTTGAGCTAGTCGCCTAATATGCATCTGAGTGCTATGCTCGGGAGAGAATATAGCAAACTTGAGATCTTGATTAATAGCTAAGTTCATTAGGATCTGATCTAAGAAAACAGACTTCCCGTGGTTTGGGATCCCAGTAATAACAGAGAAGGTTCCAGACATAACTTTATAGATCTCATCTAAGCCGTCTAAACCGACTTCTAACGGTCGTTCATATTTCCCTTCATAAAGATCATGGATCGTATTATGGTAATCGTTGACAGTATATAAGCCGTCTACAGGGTAAGGTTCTGCATTGTCTAAGATCTCTCTAACTTTATCAGGGCCAAACTTTACAAGAACATCGTTAGCATCTTTACAGTTATCGGGCATTCTTACAAACCAACAGATATCTTTGCCGAACCTATGAAGCAATTCTTTATGATGTGCTTTTCCTGCAGTATCGTTATCTGTAAAAAGGATTACTTTTTTTGCTTCTAAAGGACAATTTTCAAGAGCCTTATATCTAGCATCATCTTTATCGCCTTTAAATTCTTTAGGTGCTCCATTAGGCAAAGTAGTTCCATTAGTAAATCCGCATTGAGCTAGAGACAAAACATCTATCTCACCCTCACAAAATATTACTGTGTCTTTTTTCCATACTCTGTCGTAGTTATAGATTATGGATTTTGCATTAGCAGATTGTCTAAAGTCTTTTTTAGAAGTCCTGTATTTTATATTTGCAAGAGATCCATCTTTATCAAAGTATTGAAAACCATACCAGTTATTCTCCTCAAAGATCTTAAATTTTTCGTATGTGGATCTTGAGATCTTACGACTTTCAAAATACTTATCTAAATTAGAGATATTAGATTTCATAATATTTGGCTCTACAGGTTTTACATATTTTGGTTTTTTAGTTGGGCGATAGATCCCACCAGATTTAGTAGATCCCCCTCCAGTCCAATCGCAATGATGACATTTCCAAACAACGCCCTCGTAATTAATTGTCACGGATAGAGGATTATCTCTTGGATTGTGCGGTGGTTGACACTGCGGACATTTAGTTTTTTTAGTTCCTTCTTCTGTAGAAGAAAGTCGTATTCCATTGTTGTTAAGTATCGTATCTATAGTCTGCATAATTACCCCGCTATTTGATTTTGTGTAAGTTTTTTATTTTGTTCTTTTGGTCCGATTACATTTCCTACTTCGTCAAGCTCAAAATAATCTAACCATCTTTCTTGATTTAACCAAGTTGATGCATGTGGAATAAATCTTTCTTCATGTCCGACACAATCTCTTGCAAGAAGATTTACTCCGTATAAGATCTTTCCGTAATGTTTAGAATCAAATTTGTGAAAAGATTTAGAAGCTGATTTTCTTCCGACCTTTCTTGGATATATTTTCCAGAACTCTACAAAGGCTTGATCCTCTGTATTAGTTTTAGTATCTTCTTTAGTATTATTGATCTCTGAAGATCCCACCCTCTCTCTTACTGAGATACTAGGGTCGTCTGAGATCCTATCTAAAAGAAGATGATAACGATTAGATGTATAACCTCCATGATCTGCGATCCTGTGTTCTATTCTTAGAAATCCTAATTCCTCAAATTCTTTTATCGCAAGTCTTACCCCTTTGTTGGTTTTAAGTCCTACGATCTTTGCAATATGAGAATACGAAGGATAACAAGAACCTGATTCATCTGCATAGTTGCAAAGGATAACTAAAATAAATTTTTTAGTTGGAGTCAAGCCTTCTACTTTTAAGGCTCGGTTTAAATATTCTATTGACATAATTCACCTCGCTTTTTTCTTTAGTCAAAAAAAGAATATATAGAACACAAACCCAAAAGGGAATAGCTAATATTTAATGTTGTTAGATTTTTCTCTATCAGTCCGATCGTACTGTTTTCGGATCTTATCATTTTTGGCTTTGACCTGTTTAAGTAGATCTAGCTCAACATCAATATTAGATAACAGGGCATTTAAATCCTTCGGTAAACAAGCTCCTCCGAATCCAAAACGACCATCTTGACCAGGCACTTGGCTATGACCTTCTCCAACCCTAGCATCACACGAAGCCAGAGATCTCACTACTTCGTAATCGCATTTATAATTTTTAGATAAATTATAGATCTCATTAAAAAAAGTAATCTTTGTAGCTAGATATGCATTAATCGTATATTTAATTAGGCTTGCTTCTGCGATTGTAGTTTTGTGAAATTTAAGGTAATCCCTTTTCTTTTGTCTGTAGCGTTCCTTCATAAGATCTACGACTGTAGAAACAGGATTAGTAAACCCCCCAATAATATGATGATGTTGTCTTAGAAGATCTAAATCAGCGTGTGCTTCTCGTAGAAACTCTGGGTAATATACAAGGCGTTCTCTTATATCTGTATAGCTGTCGCATATCGCTTCTAACTGATCGGGCAAGATAGTAGATTTAATTACTAGCACTCCCTTATAAACACTCTCTAAGCGTTCTAAAACATCTAGAATAATCTTAGGATCTAGAGATCCATCTTTACTAGAAGGCGTAGGAACACAGATAAAAATACATTTGAGATCTAAGCTCGGTATTTGTCTATAGCTCATATCTAGATCTTTAACAATAGCAGGATCTATAACATAACAATTCTCTTCTCCTAGAAATCTAGAATATGCAGAACCTACGAACCCGTGTCCGATTATTCCTATCTTCTTAATACTTTTCTTTTTACTAGCCATTAAATATTACGAGCATTGAATCAGTCATACCCATCCAATTATCAACTCTCTCTCCTTTTAAATTAATTCCTATAAATCTTACACGACCTCTAATAAATCTAATCTCTTGTGCGTTAGGTTTTATATAGTCGTGAAATAGTGCAGATGATGTAGATACAGGCAAAAGACAAACGCAGAGCTTACCCTTCTTTGATTCTTCAATAGCCTTCTTTACAAATGCTTCTTTTAACTTTTTCTGATAGGGTGGGTTTACAAAGTTTCTCTCTCCCCAATCTCTTTGCAATCCATTAAAGGTTGACATAAGAGGACAGGGATCAAAGTCAAACTTAAATTCTTTATCAAGCTTTTCATAAAGATCAGGGGGTGTTTGCCAATGGTCGTATAGCCCTAAACCTTTTCTGTTATATTTCTTTACTATCTGTTTGTTCTTCTTTTCCGTCATAATATCTGCCATACTTTTTTTCGTATTGTTTTTTCTCTTCAACTAGAAGAGCAGATCCGTAAGCCCAGAACATAGACAGATACAAAAGTAATACCCCGAATATTTTTTCTCCGAACTCCATATACATACGATACAGGAATAGATCCCAAAAAGGAATAATTAATTAAATTTATTGAGATCCTTTGTAATCTTGCTGTTTTTGGAATATTATGACTGAGAAAATTAGAGAATTTATGGCAAAGAAAACGACTACAAAAAAAATTACTCCGACACTTAAATCTAAATTAAGAGATCAATTTGTGCAGGGCGTAATGGAAAACGATCAGAGGATCTATCCAACACTAGATGATCTAAAGGTCAAATATAAAGTAGCTCAATCTTCTCTCTATAGATTAGCGAAGGACGATAATTGGAAATCGCAAAGAGATAAGTTCCAACAGGATCTTGCAGAAAAATTAGATGCACAAAGGACTAAAGATCTTGTAAATAGATCTAAGAAATTTGACGATCAAAGCATAAATCTAGCTACAGCTTTTTATACTACAGTTGGGCAAGTCTTAGCGTATAACAATAATCAAATACAAAACGGCAGGGAAGGTTTAAAGCCAACTCAAATAAATGCTTTAGCAAATACAATAGCGACCGCACAACGATTTGCAAAGTTAGCACTAGGAGAAGCTACAGATAATATTAATGCAACAGTCAATGAAAACACAGACAGCTTCAGACGAGCTATGGAACTGCTTGACCAAGTTGAAGACCAACGCAGAAGCGAAAGCTCTAACACTACGCACTGATTGGCTTAAACAGGCACGGCAGAAACAACTCCCACCTAAAGATAATTTTTATATCTGGCTTATTCTTGCGGGAAGAGGTTGGGGAAAAACAAGAACAGGAGCGCAAGATATTGCTCTCTATGCTTTAAGAAATCCAAATACAATATCCGCAGTAGTAGCTCCGACACATGGAGATCTGCGCAGAGTTTGTTTCGGTGGCCCTTCTGGTTTAGTATCTATAATCCCAAGAGAGTGTATGTCTCATGTTAAGGATCAGAAGGGCTACTCTTCATCAGTATCAGAAATCAGATTATTTAATGGATCTCGGATCGTAGGTTATGCAGCAATAGAACCCGAAAGATTAAGAGGACCACAATTCCATAGAGCTTGGTGCGACGAACTTGCAGCTTGGAGATATCCTGAAGCATTTGACCAATTAATGTTTGGGCTTAGATTAGGAGAAGATCCCAAGTGCATAATTACTACGACCCCTAAACCTAGCAAGATAATAAAAGATCTTGTAGCTAGAGACGATGTAGCAGTCGTGAGCGGGAATACTTTTGAGAATGAAGAGAACTTAGCTGAATCAGCTTTGGCGATGCTTAAAGATAAATACGAAGGCACAAAGTTAGGACAGCAAGAATTATATGCGGAAATAATAGAAGCTGTAGAGGGCGCACTATGGACGCCAGATCTAATAGAAGATGCTAGATTGTCTAAAGATACAGAAAGAGATCTCACTCAAATTGTAGTCGCTATAGATCCTGCTGTGACAGCTAACGCTACATCAGATGAAACTGGGATCCTCGTAGTTGGCAAAGATCATAAAAACGAGTATTATGTATTAGAAGATCTATCAGGCAAATACAGTCCTGACAGATGGGCCAAGGCTTCTATAAATGCACTCTATGATTGGGGTGCAGATCGGATAGTAGCCGAGGTTAATAATGGTGGAGATCTTGTAGAACGACTTCTGCGAAATATAGATCCCAATGTAAGCTACAGATCAGTCAGGGCTACACGGGGAAAGATAGTCAGAGCAGAACCAATCTCAAGTCTTTACGAGCAGAGGAGAGTTCATCATCTAGGATATTTTGAAGAACTTGAATCGCAGATGTGCTCCTACACGGGAGAGGTGGGACAAAGCTCACCAGATAGGCTAGATGCTTTAGTATGGGGTTTAACTGAACTGAGTAAATCTAGAGGACAAGTGAACTGGAGAATAAGTTAATGTCTATTTTAGACAACATCAGAAATTACTTTACAGGCGAAGAAGAGCCTGAGAAGAAAATGACTGGAAGTATGGCGCAATACTTAGGCGTTGGACCGACACATAAATCTTACAAATATCAAGATCTTGCAAAAGAAGGCTATCTAAAAAATGCGATTGTCTATCGTTGTGTAAATGAGATCTCATCTGGAGCTTCTGCTGTAAATTTTAAGATCTTTAATGGCGATGAAGAATTAGAGATGCACCCTCTAATAAATCTCCTCAACAGACCTAACCCCTTACAATCTAATTTTGAGTTTATGAAAGCTCTGTCAAGTTATCTTCTTCTATCAGGTAATTCTTACATCTTAAAATCAGGATCAGATAATGGTCCACCTAAAGAACTGCACTTGCTTAGACCCGATCGCATGAGAATTAAGTCAGGGGGCAAACCTATTCCTGAGAAATACGAATACATAATAGAAGGCAAAGTCCACGCGACCTATCCCGTAGATCCAATAACAGGTAAAGCAGAAGTCAAACATATAAAGTTATATTCTCCTTTAGACGATCTTTATGGTTGCTCTCCTTTGTCAGCCGCAGCAGTAGAAGTAGATCAGCACAATCTATCCTCGCAGCATAATATTTCTTTGCTGAGCAACGGTGCTAGACCAAGTGGAGCAATCGTATTTAAACCTGTAGACGATTCAGGCTTTTCAGTCAATCTTACTGAATCACAAAGAGCGCAACTTCTTACAGATATGAACAAAAGATTTACAGGTGCAAATAATGCAGGGCGACCTCTATTGTTAGAAGGAGATTTTAACTTTATTGAAATGGGGCTAAGTCCTAAAGATATGGACTTCCTTAATCTTAAAAATCTAGCGACTACAGATATCGCATTATGTTTCGGAGTTCCTTCTCAGCTTGTCGGTGTGCCTGATGCTCAGACCTACGCAAATGTTGCAGAAGCAAGATTAGCTCTCTACGAAGAAACAATTATTCCGCACTTAAAACAAATAGAATCAGATCTGAACGAATGGCTAGTTCCTATGTACGACGAACGACTTTCTCTAAGATATGACATAGATGCAATTCCTGCATTAGCTGAAAGGAAACGCAAGATCTACGAGAACATTACAAGCGCAGTCCGAGAAGGGATTATGACTAGAAACGAAGCAAGATCGGAGATCGGTTTAGAAGCGATCAAAGGAGCAGACGAACTCTTTATTAGTGCAACTCTTTTCCCACTCGGAGACGGCGATACAGAAGAGCCAGAGAACCCAATCAGTAGAGAAGAAGTAGAAGGATATGAAGAAGAAGCAGAAGAGGAACAAGAAGCAGATAAATTCCTATCAGTTCTAGATGATTATTTTGGAGTTGAGAAAGCATTATCAGATCTTGACTTTACTCCGACCGACGGCATGAAAGCAGAAGCACAGAGAGGTTTAGATTGGAGAAAAGAATACGGAAGAGGTGGAACGCAGGTCGGTATGGCCAGAGCTAATCAACTTATAAGAAAAGAAAAGTTATCTCCTGATACTGTAAGAAGAATGTATAGTTTTTTCTCTAGGCACGAAGTAGATAAAAGGGCAGAGGGATTTTCTCCGGGCGAGGACGGATATCCTAGCAACGGAAGAATAGCTTGGGCTTTATGGGGCGGAGATGCAGGCTTCTCTTGGAGTACAAAGAAGTGGGAACAAATACAGAGAGAAACTAGATCTATAGATCTCAATGAAGTTCATGTAGAAGCACAAGAAGATACAAAGGCTCTAAGTGCCGCAGTCAAAAAAGGACTACAGAAAAAGGTGGAAGATCATAATGAGAAGTATGGCGATAACCCTAAAAAGAGAGCTACGCTTAGAATGTTAGAAGCTGTATTCCGTAGGGGTGTCGGAGCCTATAGAACCAATCCTTCTTCGGTTCGTCCCTCAGTTGTTGCTGCAGGTGGAGAAGATCGTTGGGCATACGCCCGCGTTAATGCTTTCCTTTATGCTTTGGCTAAAGGGAAATTTAGAGGTGGTAAGTTTGACACAGATCTATTTCCTAAAGGCCACCCTCTATCAAGTAAGACCTAATGGAAGCCAAGACCTTTCACGAAACACGACGAGGTCGTATCAATGGAAGAAGAGAAGCACGAAAGAGACAGGTGCTTATAAGAAATCTAGAGAAAAGATACGCCAAACAACTCACAACATTATTCCGCAAATTTATGAATACGGAACTCTATCTGTTTAGAGAGTTTGGAGTTTGGGATCCTGTTGTCGCAAGAGAACATCTTGACGAAGATTTTATCCCTTTGACTTTGACTTTTTTTAGGAAATTATTTAAGGCTACTTGGGATCTAGAAAACTCTAGCTATATGCAGAGAAAACAAGAAGCAGTATCAGTAGCAGTATTTGACCGACAGCAAGATATTGTAGATTTAGTAGATCGGTATTTTAACAATAGATCTCTGATCCTTGCAGGTGTCACAGCACAGATGAGTAGCAAGATAGATAAGATAATTCAGGCAGGAAGATTAGAAGGACTTAGCAATCAAGATATAGCCCGTAATATTACAAATTCTTTTCCGTCAATTCTTAGATTTAGAGCAAACCTTATAGCCCGTACCGAGACGCACAACGCCGTAGGTTTTGCAGCCGATATATATTACGAAGCTATGGGAAAACAAACAGGCATAAAGCTAAAGAAGAAGTGGATTGCTGTATCAGATGATAGGACCAGATCTGCTCATGCAGAAGTTAATGGGACGATAATAGATAATGATGAGAACTTTATTGTCGGAGGGGCAGAAATGAAATACGCAGGAGATCCTGCAGGTGGATTAAAAAATACAATAAATTGTAGGTGTACAGTAATCTATGCAGACGCAAGGGATATTGTGGATTGAGGATCTATATGCTACGATTTAGTCAAAGTTTTATAAAATTTTAGGAGACAAAATGCAAGAAGCCGAAAAAATGTCCAAAGTAATAGAAAAGCTTGGGGCATCTTTGTCTGTTTCTAACAATGAAGATCATGCAGATTGCAGTTGCAACGACGAGAAAGCAGAGGTACGAAAAGATGTTTTTACTACAGAACAAGAAGCTGTAGCTAGAGCCAAGGAAATAGGTTGCAACGGATTTCATACTCACGAAGAAGATGGGGAAACAGTTTATATGCCCTGTGCAAATCATGACGACTACACAGAACAAACGGGCAGAGAAGTATCAGGCTACGGCTACGGTATGGGGAAAAAACCTAAGAAGAAAAAACCAAAGAAAAAAGATGAGGATCTTGGATCTTTAAATATTAAGACAGATCTAAAATCTGTAGATAGCGATAGTAAAGATTACGGATATTTTAAAGGCTACGGATCAGTATTCGGAAATACAGATCTAGGCAATGATGTAATAGAGAAGGGAGCTTTCCGCAAGTCGCTAGAGAATAGAGAAGCTAGAGAAGTCAAACTTCTATATCAACATAAATCAGATATGCCGATAGGTGTTTTTGATTCTATAGAAGAAGATAACAACGGGCTTTTAGTAGAAGGAAGATTAGCTCTTAAAACACAAGCAGGGCAGGAAGCATACGAGCTTCTAAAAATGGGTGCCCTTGATGGATTATCAATCGGATTTAAAGTCAATCCGAAAAAAGTTTCTTACGAGGATCGTGGTCAAAAACGAATCCTGAAGGAAGTAGATCTAATGGAAGTATCGTTAGTCACTTTTCCTATGAACCCACAGGCAACTGTGACACAGGTAAAGGGAAGGGATCTTTCTGTTAGAGAGTGGGAATTTGAACTGCGCGATGCTTTTCAGCTTTCTCGTTCAGAAGCAAAAGTTGCTGCAACCGCAGTACACAAATCTCTCTCAGGCCAACGGGAAGTTAGCGGAGAAAAGGTTGAACTCGTAGATGCGATAAATAAACTTAATATTAACCTTAAAAATCTTATTAACAGGAGATGATTATGTCGGAAGATATAAAAAATGTTATTAATGAATTCGGCAAGACTTTTGAAGAATTTAAAAAAGTCAACGACGAAAGATTAGATAACATAGAAAAGGGTAATAGTTCCTCTGATCAGGAAGCAAAACTAGAAAAGATAGAATCAAAACTTGACTCTCTAGAAGATCTTAATCAGAAGATAACTATTGCTAACGAATCTGCTGAAAGTATGAAATCTAAAGTAGAAGAATTAGAAGCGGTCATTACTAGACCAAATTCTGGTTTTGAAGCAAAACAGGTTGACGACTTTAAGCAGGCATTTGACTCTTACTGCCGAAAGGGTGCGGATAAACTAAGCCCAGAGGAAGTAAAAGCATTAACTGTTTCTAACGATAGTACAGGTGGTTATTTAGCACCACCAGAATATGTGAGAGAACTACTGAAAACAGTCACGGAAATCTCACCTATAAGATCTATCGCTAGGGTCAGAAGCACAGGGCAAAGATCAATCCAAGTTCCAAAAAGAACTGGTCAATTCGCAGCTCAGTGGGTAAGTGAAAGTGGTAGTAGATCAGAGACAACTGGTTATACAGTTGGCTTAGAAGAGATCCCATGTCACGAGCATTACGCTCTAGTGGATATCTCTGAACAAGATCTAGAAGATACTGTCTTTGACTTAGAATCAGAAATGCAATCGGAGTTTGCAGAGCAATTTGCAAAAGCCGAAGGAACTGCTTTCGTAAGTGGTAATGCTGTAGGTAAACCAGAAGGGATCTTAACTGCGTCAGGCGTAGGAGAGGTTGTTTCAGGAAACGGAACAGCACTAACTGCAGACGGACTTCTTAGCTTGGTACATAGTATCAAAGCTGAATATTCAAGCTCAGGGAGATTTGTATTCAACAGATCTACTTTAGCTGATATCAGAAAGCTAAAAGACACAGCAGGTCAGTATGTATTCCAAGCAGGTATGTCTCTTCAATCAGGAGTTCCTAATACGATATTAGGTTATCCGTATGTTGAAGCTACAGATATGCCAGATGTTGGTGCGGGTGCATTCCCAATCGTATTTGGGGATTTCAACCGAGCATACATGATTGTAGATAGAGTAGCTATGGCTGTATTAAGAGATCCTTATACTCAGGCATCTAGTGGAAACGTAAGATACTTAGCTAGAAGAAGAGTTGGTGGTCAAGTTGTACAGGCAGAAGCAATTGTTAAACACAAAGTATCAGCGTAAGCGGGAGATAAGAAATGCAAGATTTAAGTAATAACATTAAACTAATGCAGAGCTTAGCACCTGCAGCTAGAGATGCTGACGCTAACGGAACTGGAGTTGATACACAGGGATATGAAAATGTCGCTATCGTAGTTGATTCTGGTGCCGAAGGTATCACGCTTTCTAGTACAAATAAGATTGAATTTGAGTTAGAGCATTCTGATGATGATTCAACTTATGTAGATGCTTCAAGCTCTGATGTAAACGGAACTTTAGGTTCTGGTGGGTTATTCCTAACATTAGATGATAACGCCGAATCACCTCAAATCTCTGAGATAGAATATCTTGGAACAAAGAGGTATGTAAGAGTTGTCGCTAATTTCTCAGGAACTCATGGTACAGCTACGCCTTGTTCAGCATTTGTAATTCTAGGTAAACCTAGACACGCACCTGCTTAGAGGTAAAAAAATCGGAGGGGGTTATGCGCTCCCTCCACTTTTAAGGATTTAAAATGGCAAAGAAAAAATACAAAATCTTAGTTCCAAAACCCGCTGCGGCTAAGGAAGATGGAACAGAAATAAAATTATATGTCGCAGATGAGATCGTAGAATCAGATGGATCTTGGCAAGATAATATTATGGACCAATTCGTAATGAATGGTTGGGCTATAGAAGTCAAGATGGATTCAGCTGAAGAAGTTGTAGAAGCAGAAGCAGATTTAGAGATTAAGAGAGCTAGAAACGAAAAAGGTCAGCTAATGGGCGACGACCCAGAAACTCCTGATGTAAATGAAGCATGGGAAGGTGGCGAAGCTCCTAAGAAATCTACTAAGAAAAAAGCACCTGCAAAGAAAAAATCTACAAAGAAAAAATCTTAGATCTCAATAATTAGGGCATAATAGAAGTTGCAGATGCAAAGAAATGTTAGATAACATTATGAACAGGAAAAAAATTAATGAGCGCAGGTTATTATCATTTCATCATAGAGCAGGGAGCAACTTTCAGGCATACTCTTACTCTAAAAGATTCAGCAGGATCTCTTGTAAACCTTACGGGTTATACGGGAGCAGAAATGGATCTCCGCAAGAATCAGGACGATAGCTCAGAAGTCCTAACACTCACAACAGGAAATTCTAGAATAACTTTAGGCGGATCTGCAGGAACAGTAATTCTTGAGATCTCAGCTACAGATACAACTGCGCTTACAGTAGGCGACGGAGTTTACGATTTAGAACTTACGGACGCCCAAGGAAAAATATTCAGGATCATGGAAGGCACATATTCAATACGAGGAAATACAAGTAGATGAGTATTGTAAAAACAATTACAGTCACAGGATCTACTACGATAGATGTAATTACTGTCGGAACGCAGGGAGCAAGTGGGCCAAATACTATTTTAGGCAAATCTGTCAATTCCATAACCCTTGCTTCCTCCGATAGTGGAGGAGCTTTAATCTATGATTCAGGAAATGGTGTTTGGACTATTTCTACACAAAACAGTAGCCCAGTAGCTAAAGTCAGAGAGCTTACTTTTGTCGCAGGGGGATCTTCTGTCACACAGATCCTTGACGAAGATAATATGGCCAGTAATTCCAATACGGCTCTAGCTACTCAGCAAAGTATAAAAGCGTATATAGATACAGAAATTGCGGATCACGACCTAAATGTTTCTGATGGATCTTCTACAATCTCTATAGATCTAGCTACGGAAAATCTTGGGATCTTAGGTGGAACAGGTGTTAGTTCTACAGGCTCAGGCAATAACATAACTCTCGCGATCGGACAAGCCGTAGGAACATCGGATAATGTGACATTTAATGATCTTATCGTATCAGGTAATCTAACAGTTTCAGGTACAACCACGACCGTTAATACAGCTACACTAAATGTTGCCGATAATATTATTGTACTGAATAACGACTATACGGGATCAAGTCCTACAGAAAATGCAGGATTAGAAATAGAGAGAGGATCTGTAGCTAATGTCACTTGGCTCTGGAATGAATCAACTGATAGATGGACTGCAGCTTTCCCAATCCAAGGAGAAGGATTTTATTCAGGATCTACACAAGTTATAAACGATTCAGGAGTTTGGGTTGGTCCGAGTACAGGATTAAAAGGTCAGAAGGGACAGACTGGTGCCACAGGATCTCAGGGCGATAAAGGTCAGAAGGGTGAAGCAGGTGAGAAAGGTCAAAAGGGGCAGTTCGGAAATACCGGTAATACTGGGCCAACTGGTGCTTCTGGTCCTACGGGATCGCAAGGTGTAAAAGGTCAGAAGGGTCAAATCGGAGATACAGGTGCTACTGGCCCTCAAGGATCTCAAGGAATTCAAGGAGATAAAGGCGAGAAAGGAACTACGGGAAATACTGGTGCGACTGGCGATAAGGGTCAGAAAGGAGAAACTGGTGCGACAGGATCCCAAGGATCTCAAGGGATTCAGGGTGTCACAGGTAATACTGGTGCTCAGGGAGATAAGGGCCAAAAAGGAACGACTGGCGATACTGGTTCTAAAGGCCAGAAGGGAGAAGTCGGTGCTACTGGTTCGCAAGGTCAAAAAGGAGAAACAGGATCTACGGGCAGTCAAGGTATTCAGGGAGACAAAGGACAAAAAGGCGTAATCGGTAATACTGGCCCTCAGGGTAATACTGGCCCTACGGGGAACGCAGGAAGTGATGGAAGCGATGGCGCAGATGGTTCTAAGGGACAAAAAGGGCAGACGGGTGCAACTGGTTCTACGGGATCTCAGGGAGTTCAAGGAGACAAAGGAGAAAAAGGATCTACAGGCTCTACGGGTGCTCAAGGTCCAACAGGATCTCAAGGTGGGACTGGTCCTGTAGGTGCTACTGGAGACAAGGGGCAAAAAGGTGCTACGGGTAATACAGGTTCAGCAGGTTCTGACGGATCTGACGGAAGTGATGGGAGTAAGGGTCAGAAGGGAGCTACGGGAGATCAAGGCTCAACTGGTCCAACAGGTTCGCAGGGTGCTCAGGGCAACTCTGGACCTACGGGTGACAAGGGGCAAAAAGGTCAGACGGGATCTACAGGATCTCAGGGTCAGAAAGGTGCTACTGGAGATACGGGTGCTTCGGGATCTCAAGGAGATAAAGGGCAGAAAGGTCAAACGGGCGCAACTGGACCACAAGGAAGCCAAGGAATACAGGGCAATACTGGATCGGCAGGTTCTGATGGTTCCGATGGTTCTGATGGAGATAAAGGCCAGAAAGGTCAGACAGGATCTACGGGAAGCACGGGATCCGCAGGTGCTAAAGGACAAAAAGGAGAGGGCGGTCAAAAAGGTCAGCAGGGTTCTACAGGAACAGGAATTACTATGCAAGGCTCTGTTGCGACAACAGGGGATCTTCCAAGTTCTCCTGCACCTAGTCAGGGCGACGCCTATATAGTTCAACAGGACGACAGTTTACATATCTTTGACGGATCTAATTTTGTATCAGGGGGATCTATCCAAGGTCCGACTGGCGATAAAGGACAAAAGGGAGAAGGCGGTCAGAAGGGCGCAACAGGAAGTCAGGGATCTACTGGCCCTAGTGGTTCAAATGGATCGGACGGTGCTGATGGCTCTAAAGGACAAAAGGGTGCCACAGGTGCGACAGGTCCACAAGGAAATCAAGGTCCGACAGGAAGTTCTGGAAGTGACGGGTCGGACGGATCAAAAGGTCAAAAGGGTCAGACAGGTGCTACTGGTCCTTCAGGTAGTGCGGGATCAAACGGAAGCGATGGTTCTGACGGAAGCAAAGGACAGAAAGGACAAACAGGTGCGACTGGTCCTTCAGGTGCTCAGGGGCCACAAGGAAACGCAGGATCTAACGGATCTGATGGATCTAAAGGGCAAAAGGGTCAAGCAGGAAGCGACGGCTCTAACGGCTCTAACGGCTCGGACGGGGACAAGGGCCAGAAAGGACAAACAGGATCTACAGGTTCGCAAGGATCTCAAGGCGATAAGGGTGAGAAGGGACAAACTGGAAATACAGGATCTACGGGTTCAACTGGACCTACGGGTGGAACTGGTCCTGCGGGAAGTGACGGATCTGATGGGGCTAAAGGTCAAAAAGGACAGCAGGGAAGCACAGGTCCAACAGGATCTACTGGACCTTCAGGCAGTAACGGATCAGACGGCTCAGATGGAAGTAAAGGTCAGAAAGGCGAGGGCGGTCAAAAAGGAGCTACTGGATCTTCGGGATCTAATGGATCAGATGGCTCTGACGGAGATAAGGGGCAAAAAGGTGTCACGGGTTCTTCGGGTGATAAAGGTCAAAAAGGACAAACTGGAAACACGGGATCTACTGGCCCTGCAGGAAATAACGGAAGCGATGGTTCAAAGGGGCAGAAGGGTGCCACAGGAAATACTGGCCCTACGGGTTCTGCGGGAAGTAATGGTTCTGATGGATCGGACGGCGATAAAGGACAGAAGGGGCAAACTGGTGGGACTGGCCCAACTGGACCTTCGGGCAGTACAGGTTCTCAGGGTTCTAAAGGACAGAAAGGAGATACGGGAGCGCAAGGTCCAACTGGTAGTGCGGGTTCTAACGGCTCTGATGGTTCCGATGGCGACAAAGGTCAAAAGGGTGCTACGGGTTCTACTGGTCCTACAGGAAGTCAAGGCCAGAAGGGTGCTACAGGTTCTCAGGGATCTTCGGGATCTACAGGATCTACAGGTGCTAAAGGCCAGAAGGGACAGACGGGCGATACGGGTAATACTGGACCTTCGGGATCTAATGGAAGTGACGGATCTAAGGGCCAGAAAGGTCAAACTGGAAATACTGGTCCGACGGGTAGTACGGGTAGCGCAGGATCTAACGGA